GCTACTTACCATATCCGCCCAGGCCTCAACCTTCTCTGGTGTGTCATTGAAGGTATCATCAGTCAACATATAGTTTGTTGTACCAAAATGATCATAGTTATACAACATTTCGTCTTTTATTAAATTCATGTCCCGTACATATGTGCCTTTCTTTTTACCTAGCATAGTAAAACGACAGAACTTACACTCAAAGATACATCCTCTTGCACACTCTAGCGGAAGTGACTCATTACGTTGAATAATAGATGAAGAATGCCACCTATGCTGGCAGGTTTGAATGTCCCAAGGTGCAGTGATCTTTCTAAAGAGACCCGAATTCTTAATGTTATTAATGATTTGAAGGATTTTGTTCTCAGCAAAACTTACTATAACGTGGTCAAACTGATAGCCGTTTTTTTCAATAATCTTTGACCAAATGTGAGCCGAAGGTCCACCGATAATTGTTTTGTTTGTGTTAGTGATCTTTGGGCCAATGATATTGCGCATAAAATGAGCAATGGCTTTACATCCTCTACCATTGGCAAAAGTTGAACTAATACCAATAATAGTTCTAGGCCCAACGAACTTGTTAATAATACTTACAAGTTGATCTTGATTGAGGAAGTGAACAAAAGATATGACTTGGCAAGTATATCCACCTTCGCGAATTCGTTGTGCTATTTTGGAGGGTCCAAGGAAACGAGATGGATATGATGTACGGTCACCATTAAATGAAATGCCACCGTGCTTTTCATTAAGGTGAACATCGGTAGTAGTCTGTGTGATGTAGGACCACGCAGCCTCAAATATTACAACATCAACATAATTATTCATAATATGTGTTTTCTATGCACACGACATATAATCCAGTCGTTGTAATACCTTTGTGGTTCGTATAGAACATTATGTTCGAATTGAAATTTGGCTTCATAATATGAACATTCACCTTTATTCTTACATAGACGGATTATTTCACGAGTAAACATATCTTCACCAAGACGTTTAACGTCTTCTTGAACTGCTTTAGAACTACCGAAATATGTTTTCCAATCAGAAGGAGCCAAATATCTTTTTTTCTTGCCTTTTAATGTCTTTGTCTTCTTAAACCAAAATAACTTTTTACCAATGTAAACTTTACTATCAATATTGTTTGTTATTTTGTATACAAATCCATAATCATTTTCAGAAGGTTCTTCAAAAACGGCTCCGTTAAGGAGCCAAGTCATCTCGGATCAAGTTCGTCAAAAAGATCGTCATCCATTTCTTCATCGTCTCCTTCGACCTCACTACCACAGTATGGACAAAAGCATACTGATTCCTCTGTTTTGTATGGGGTGTGGACGATAAATTCAGCGTCACAGTTGTAACAGATAATTGGTCCATCTTGTTCGTCGTCAAGCATAAGCTACTCCTACCAGTTTTTAACTATATGTTTGTCGCTGTAGAAACACTCTTGAAGCATGTTATTCCACTCGACGTTATATGTAGCTTTGTCTCGCTCGCCCAAAACAGCAAACCCTCTCACTCGTTCATGACAACAGTAACACGTACCACAATGATTGTTATTGAAATGGTTTATCGTACAGGAGTGAGTGTTAAACAAGACATCTTGTCGACTAAGAAGGTAAAAGATTTCGATCGTGTTTTGTTTTAAGAGGTCAATAAAAGGCAGGTAAACGTTTTCTGATCTAACAAAATTTTTTTGTGTTTGTGATAGTATTTTTGTCGGAGCGAACATGAGTTTATTGGCCCCATTGAACCATCCATCAAAATTACATTGCTGCTTAGCAAGTAGCCTCATGCGTTTGTTCTCAGGAGGACTCATATCATTAAACGCAGGAGTATCTGATATAACCTTTCTTTGTGTAACGCCAAGATAATCACAGAGCTCAAGTGCTTTCACGGCTTCCCAATAACGTCGTGGTACATGAGCTGTAAACACATACACGTTTTCTTTACCATAGAAACGTTCGAGGAGAAGGTAGAGTGCTGCTGACTCCACCCCTCCTGACATTGACATGGCTACTTTCTTGAGATGGCTTGGGAAGGCATAATCAAGATCAAGTTCTGTTCCATCACGAAAATTTAAGTATCCCTTAGCCATGTCGCATCCTTCACTTAATTTGAGACCAAACACGTTTCCTAATTTCGTTTTGAAGAGATACAGGCAAGTGCACATAGTCTAGTTCTTCACTCATTTTGGCACCATTTTTAAACGCCCAGTCAAAAAACTTCAACACATCATCACTTGCTTTTTTATCCTTTGGCTCTTTGTACATGATAATGAAGCTAGCAGTACTGATAGGCCAAGTAATCTTACCAGGCTGTTCAACAATACTGAGACCCATTCCCGGTATGCTAAACCAGTCCGCCCCCTCTGCTGCAGCAGCAAATGATGTATCATCTGGATCGACAAATGCTCCATCTTTATTTTGTAATTTGAGATATGTCATGTTATTCTTTTTAACATAAGCATATTCAACATAACCGATTGATCCTTTAATTCTACCAACATTAGCAGCTACACCTTCATTGCCTTTACCGCCGACTGAACTAGCAGCTGGCCACTTTACTGCTGCACCTCTTCCAACTTTTTCTTCCCACTCCTTACTAACAACTGTCAAATAATCAGTGAAGTTGAATGTTGTACCAGATCCATCTGCTCGGTGAACTACTGTAATAGCAGAGTTAGGAAGATTTTTTCCAGGATTTAACTCACGGAGTTGAGGGTCGTTCCAACGAGTGATCGTACCCATAAAAACCCGTGCAAGAACAGGACCTGTAATCCGTAGTTCACCAGGTGCAAACCCATCTAAGTTTACAATTGGTACAGTCCCTCCAATAATTGCAGGGAACTGCACCTGTCCTCTTTTTTCTAACTCATCCCCTTTTACAGGAGCGTCTGAGGCACCAAACGTAACCGTACCCGAGTTAATTTGTCGGATACCGCCCGAACTACCAATACTTTGATAGTTCAATCCGACACCAGATTCTTTCTTGTACGCTTCCGCCCATTTTGCATAGATTGGATATGGGAACGTTGCTCCTGCTCCTGTAATAATGTTTTGAGCACTAACATAACCAGATAAAAGCATTAAAAATACACCAATAAAATTTCTCATCATTTCCTCACAAATTAAATTAAAATTAGGCCGCTTTGGCCCAAACCTCATCCCACGAACCAGTTACCGCGCCCTTCGCATAGTCGGTAGCACGGTTTTCAAAAAAGTTTGTATGTGTTGGAGCATTAATCATTTCTTCGACCCAAGGCAAAGGGTTCTTCTTTACCTTCATAATACCTTTGAGACCAAGACTGATAAGGCGACGATCAGTAATATAGCGGATATAACGTTTAACGTCGTCAGCGTCCAGATTATCCATACTACCCATACTAAATGATAAATCGATAAACCGATCTTCGAGCTCAACCATTTTTCCAGCAATTGTATAGATTTGTCCTTTAAGCTCATCATTCCAAATGTCCCTGTTTTCTTCGATGAATGTACGGAACAACTTTATCATAGACTCTGCATGCATTGTTTCATCTACAATACTCCATGTCACAATTTGACCCATCCCTTTCATCTTCCCATGACGTGGAAAGTTTAGGAGCATGATGAAGCTCGAAAAAAGCTGCATTCCCTCTGTAAACGCGCTGAATGCCGCAATCTGCTGTGCAATTGTCTGCTGATCCTGGCCTGCAATCGATAAGAAGTAGTCGTGCTTCGCTCTCATCTCTTCGTACTCTAGGAACTCGTTGTACGTTGACTCCGGCATTCCTAAGGTCTCGATCAAGTGACTGTAAGCAGCTACATGAAGTGCTTCCCTTGCAGCAAAACCACTCAACATCATTCGCACCTCCGGCTGCGGAAAGTACGGTAAGTAGTTCTTGACGTATCCGCCCGCAACGTCCACATCTCCCTGCGTAAAGAACCGGAAGATATTTGTTAAGAACTTCTTTTCGGATACTGTTAGTTTGTTCTTCCAATCTTTCACATCCTCAATCATTGGAACTTCGGTGTGTAGCCAGTGACTCTGTTCATGTTTCAACCATGCATCATATGCCCAAGGGTAGTTAAATGGTTTGAATGAACTTCTTTCATCTGTTAGTTTTAATTTTCTTTTAGTAGCGTTCATACTTCCTCGACTGAATATCTTAATGTTAGACCTAGCTTGAGGCCTTTGAATTTACCTGTACAATGTATATGCTTTGTCTCAAACATTATAAGACTTCCCGGCACATAAGGGAACGCTTTACCCGATAAACCATAGTAATAAGCGTGTGCATGATCAAGGTGTCGCTCCCAAAATGCGCGGTCAATATCTTTTCCTGTGTGTCCTTCGATCTCCTGTGTCCCAGGTATACCCTGCTCAGGCATGGTAACAGAGAATCCATTACGAAAAAATTCGTTCACTTTTTGAACCATAGACCATGTTATAGGTTTCATATGCCATCGTTGATCAAATACAATCATATCAACACCAGTACCTTCAATATAAATGGGAATAACAAAATTAACAGCAAGAGGCCATTCAGGTAAATGATCAACGTGTGGGTGGTATGGAACTTCATGCTTATAGAAATTCCCACCAAGAAACTTTTTGATTGGATAATATTTCCGCAGAATAGGCTCGACCCATTGAAGAGCCTTGCCTGGATCTGCTTTCTTCATAACCGGTGTTCTATAAACACCTATAGAGTCATAGTATTGCTGGAGTCTTTCGATAAGATCCGGATCAAATACGTCAAACTTCTGCCATGAATCAATAGGACCAATCATTTAACACCAGCTTATCTTTGCTTCACCAAAATACTCTCTTGCAAAACCATTTGCAATCAGTTGCTGACGAAGACTCCTACCATCTAAAACGATATCACCAAGTACACGACCGCCGTATTTGTCCCAATCCATAAGGATAATTTGACGTTTTGTACTTTTATTGATAAGGTCCTTGGTGAATTGTGTTGCTGCTTCTCCACGTTTAGCTTCTGATTCACATTTTGCACGAAAAGACTTCTCTGGTGTATCAACACCATACACACGAATAGACAACTCTTTCTTCAATGGATCGGGAAGCCAATTTGCTTGAAAAGCAACAGTATCTCCATCAATGACGCGTGTCAACACAACATCATATGTAACACCTGTTTTGTTTTGAGCGAAAGCTAAACAAGGAACAAGTAAAATAAGGGCTAGTAATTTCTTCATTGTTGTAATGCCTCTTCTAATTGTTGTTGAGTAAATGTACCGCTAATTCTTTGAAGGATGTTATTGTTTTCATCAAGAATAATCATATGTGGAATACCTTTGATACCATAAAATATGGTTGATTCAATGTTATCTTCTACATCGATTTTTTCGACATGGAAAGGTATGTGCATACCCTCCATGACTTTATCCATCTGCTTACATTTGGTGCACCAAGGTGCTTCAAACTTTAGAATTCTTTTCATTTATCCCTCACATGCAAGGCATACGTCGCCATCAGCAACAGCTTTGAGATCGATTTCTTGGATTACTTGACGTTCGATCCTCTTTGATACTTTATCTGCCTTGGCTAGTTTCTCACTACGGCAGTAATACAGTGTTTTAAGGCCCAACTTCCATGCAAGGAAGTGAACCGCATGAATGTACTTAATGTCACTGTCTGGACGGAAAAATACGTTCAGCGACTGCGCCTGATCGATATACTTTTGACGATCAGCAGCATGTTCAATAATCCAACGTTGATCAATTTCCATCGACGTCTTAAATACATCTTTCGTCTGCTCATCAAGAAAATCAAGGTGCTGAACAGATCCATCGTTAGCGATAATACTTGACCAGATTTCATCATATTCATCGGTACTGATTGATGCGTTTTCGTCTCCATACTGAAGGTGTTTCTGAATAACACGATCCAACCATTTGTTTTTATTTAAATGAGCACCGGAAAGGGTGTCTTGACGATAAGCATTAGCACGATACGGTTCAATGGAAGGACTTGTGTTGCCCATAATAATGCTGGAGCTAGCATTAGGAGCAATAGCCATGGTATGTGAGAACCTGCGGCCAGTTCCTTTTGTATCAGGGGCTTCCCCTCGTTCTTTACCTAATTCAAGGTTGGCTGTATCAAGCCCACTGCTGATGTGTTTAAAGATCTTGTTATTGATAATCTTTGCTACGACACCTTCGAACGCAACGCCCTCTTTTTGTAGATATGCATGAAAACCGAGGGCACCAACACCAATAGACCGTTCCATGCTAGCAGAATATTTTGCTCGTGATATGCTATCAGGAGCATTATCAATGAAATGCTGTAGAACGTTATCAAGCATCTCGGCCACGTCCCGAAGAAAATGTCTGTCATTTTTCCAATCATCGTAATACTCCAAGTTAACAGACGACAGACAGCACACAGCGGTCCGGTTTCGATCTGTAGGTAGAACAATTTCACTACAAAGGTTCGATTGCCTGATAGAAAGGCCTTTCTCCTTTTGAAAGCTAGGCATAGCATTATTACTGGTGTCAATAAAGTGCAAGTAAGGCTCACCTGTGTGCATCCTCAAATCAAGGATCTTTTGCCACAATTCCTTCGCTGATACAACTTCTCGCACCTCTTTGTTATGAGGATCGCGAAGCTCCCAACTGTCATCTGCGTTAGGGTCTTTCATAGACTTTTCAATAATCTGCATAAAATCATTTGTAATATTAATTCCATGATGCAGATTCAGGGCACGCATATTAGGATCGCCTGTGGGTTTACGCATCTCAAGGAAGAGATGAACATCAGGGTGGGAAATGTCAAGATATGCAGCATAACTGCCACGACGAGTACGACCCTGACGATATGCAAGCGAGGATGCGTCATAAGTGCGTAGGTGAGGCATAATACCAGTAGACTTATCATCAGCAGAACGTATTCCAACTCCAATTCCAATACCTCCTCCAAGCATTGATAACCAGTTCACTTCCGACAGACAATCCACCAAACCCTCTGCACTATCGTGTAGGTATGGTAGAAAACATGAAATAGGCAATCCCCTAGCACTACGCCCAAAAGACAGAATGGGAGTAGAGTAGGAAAGCCAATGTTTACTAGAATATTCGTAAAGACGCTGCGCATGCTCTGGGTTACTGCCGAATTGTTTTGACACGAATGCAAATCTATGCTGAGGACTTGTTTCATCATCTTTCATATACGATTCACGAAGACGTTTGATGCCAAGTTCATCAAAAAGACCATCACGCGAATAATCTACCTCAATACCAAGAAAGGTATCCTTCATACAAAGCTCCAATTTATTATTATTCAGAAACGACTTGTGATGTCAGAGGAAATACTTCAGCAATAACTACAGCACATGCTTTTGCTATTTCCATATGCTCTTTTTGAGTTCCGTTGGCAGATCGGAGCTGTATATAGTGTATCCATGAACGCAGGGTTCCGTTCATATAAAGACGCGAGAGAGTGAGTCCTTCCGGCAATACAGCGCGTGCAACTTCCTTTGCAATACCCTTGCTTACAGCCCATTCATAGGCCATTTTTGCTTCGGTTAAAACGCGTTGTTGCATTTGCTGCCATTGATAGAGCAGCTGTCGATGCTGATCGTTTTCGCGTGGATTAATATCTACACTATTTTGTCGATTGTTGTTGTCCTGAAGACGGCAGTCTCGTAGTACGAAATCCATTTCGCGTGTGGGGTCTGCGTAACGCTGGGAGAACTCCTGGAAACTGAAACTTCTGTGACGGAGGATTTGGCGGGCAATGTCTCGGGTGGTTGTGATTTCAAGACAGGCTGAGACCATTTCAAGTGGTGACCAGTGTTGGTGTTTAATGAGGTATTTGATGAGCTTTGCGGAAGTTTCCGTGTTATGCTGGTTTGACGGATTGCTGACACGTGCGCAATAGGCAACGAGCTCTTGTACGTCATACAAACCCTCCGAAACAAGTTCTTTACTAGGCTTTTGATAACTAATTAACTTAACGTTCATTTAATGATACCTTCCACCCAATTTTCACATGCATCTTCAGCAAACCTTTCACTATATGGGATGGGTACTGAACTAACAATTTTATCGTTTTCCATAAACTCGATCTCAAACGTCTCATTCATCTGTCTTACAGCATACAAACGCGCTGCCCTGCCATTTCCGTCACCATAGTAAGTACTCAGTAACGTCTTCATATTTTTTTCCATTGCGATAACCTCAATCTTGCTGTTAAATCTTTAAATGTATTGTTTTCTATAATATTGTGAATATCTGACGACGATAACCCACCACAAATCATTTCGTTGATGTCTTTATGCGTGACGGTGTCTGGCCATATACACACATTATAACCTGCATTGATACACTTTTCAATAGCGCTAACAATATTTTTATTACGTGGTTCATTATCATAAACAACAACCGTATTACTAGGTGTGATTCCTAGCCGCTGAGACGCTCTATCCAAGTGAGAGCTACCCATGGCAATACAATTAGAAAGGAACATAGAATCAATCGGCCCTTCAACAACAAATACTTTCTTTCGTACATCAAGTCTCTCCAATCCATATACTTTTGGTTTCTCTTCATCAAGCATTATTGTTATGTATCTAAGCTCTACATCAAAGAATGCCCGTCCTTGATAGCCGAACAGATTTCCATTCTGATCCACAAAAGGAATAATTAAACGTGGCTCATCTTTATTTGAAAGATCGAATTTGTTAGGAATAATAGTATTTGTCCATGCTTTAAACTTAGGAGCATAGAACAACTTCGAGTGCATGTGGGGAGGGATCTTCCTACCTACAACATAACGCTTTGCTGGATGTTCAACAGGCAACTGCGAGATCTTCTTTAATCCCGACAGCGCTGTAAATTTAATGAATTTCGGCGTAATAAACCTGGATATATCGGGCTCTGGCTCAACTATCCTTTCTGTACTTCCTTTTCGTTCTAGGAAGGTTTCACGCCGGTAGTCATTATAAGCATTTGGGTCTACTTGTTCCAAAAACTTTGAGAAAGGCATAGTAACATTACAATTATGGCACGTGTAGATAAATTTGCCATCACGGCCTAAAATATATCCACGCGCCTTTGTTTTACTCTTGCGTGAGTCACCACATATTGGACATCTCATATTCCACAGTGTCTCGTGCTTCCGTGTAAACATTGAGAGCCTTGGTGCTAGCGCACCAATATATTTCACATCAATCCATTGCATAAAACCTCCTAAGTCAGCAAATCGACTGTAGGAGGTTTATTCTAAGAAGTCAACGGTTATGTTTTGAGGAAATGAGATACCAAATATCCGAGGACAATAGCTCCACCAACGACCATCCATCTCCATCTTTCAATGGCTGTAAGCCGTTTATCGATATCGTCGATCTTGTCCATCATATTTTTATGCTGTTCTTTTGAATCCATTCTAAACTCTTTTATCTCAGAACTAATATTTTTAATTTCATTTTCCAAAACAGCGATCCTTGAGGTGGTATCAAATAGTTCCATGGCCGCAAGATCCATTATTTCTTTGGAGGAACTTCCGTTCCTTCTAATTTTTTATGAACCTTCATCTCCTTACACTCTTGAACGGGCTTGCCATCAGCTTTTTTAATGACATCGCCCTTTGCATCTCTTTTATCAACACAAACTTTCTTTGTCTCGACTTTCTTGTCGTCGGCAAACGAAATGTTGTGATAGCTTAGAAGAGGAATTAATCCTATAATAGCAGCTGTTATAAAGATTTTCATGTTAGATCCTTATAGAAGAGGTTGTGGAGCAGCAGGAGGTGCTGGCTTTCCATTGAATCCGGTTGTAACAGGTCCTGGTTGGCTAAGCTCTAAAACAGGCTCTAATCGTGAAGGAGCGACCGGCATTGACATCATACTGGACATCGAAGGAACAGAGGGTACTGCAGGTGGAGGTGCTGAGGGAGGTGGTGGTTTATTTGCTGCTTCCAATGCTTTTGCTTGGAGATCTTTGTCATTACCAGCAAGCATGATCCCTGAAAGTGTTCCAGTCAGAAATGTTGCAACGGGTATAATGAGTTCAAAAAACTTGTTATCAACAGGGCTCATACCATTCATAGGTTGCGTCACAAAAATAAGGCTGTACAACACAACGAAAACAATACCAAACAACGTTAAACCCAAAATTATACCAATAAAGAATTTTAAGCGTGCATTCAGTTCACTTTCTGAATACTTTGGACCTGACCATATATCTTTAATCATTTACAACTCCCTGGGCATATATTGTTTGTTGTATTGCTGTTACCATTGCCGTTCTGTTTAGATTTGTCTTTTTCATAATGCCTCAAATCTTCAGGACACGTGCCATTAGCACTGCAATATGGTTTTTGACATAATTTGTTTTCCCAATTGCTTGGGTCCTGGCATGGATAACGATACCTTTCCTGGCATGCAACCATGAAAGGTATTATTAAAAGAAGTATATATTTCATATTAACCTTTGATAATGTAAACAATTGACCCTAGTACCATGCCTACAATAACAATAGTTTTCCAGCTAATATCATCTATCTTCATCTTAAACCACGGACTTGATACTTCTACCTGCTCCTTTATATCGTCATGAACAGGTGCTTCTTTTTCCTGCTTCATTAATGTCCTCCAAGAACACGAAGAGCGTGTTCGTAATGTTTAAGGTGATCATATTATACTGCGGTAAACGCGGTGTCTAATGGTATCAATGTTATTGCTGTTGATATCTTACTGCAAGTTAGATATCGGAATATTGGATTAGCATATAATACCACATTTCCTGCTACACCGTTGATAGCACGATTGGTTGCCTGTGCATTTGGTACATTAAATGTAACCACGCCAAATTGCATACTGGCAGTTCCACTCATTGTAACTCCATAAGTGTTAGCAGCAGCGCCAGTATTATTAAGGATACAAGTAGCCATACCAAATTGTGCTGTTCCACTTAATGTTATAACAGCGCCCGTATTAGCATCAATGGAACTATTCAACATAGTTCCAGTTGAATCGTTTGCTAGG